TCTAGATTTGGCTGTGGTGGAAGAACTGCGAGTACATGTCTCTTGTCGAAAACGACTTTGTCAGTCAAAGCATACGGAGAGAACTTCATAAGAACAAGACCTTTCTCTGGATGCATAGCAAGAGAAAATGGATCGTTGCATGTAACGTGGTTATCGCTTTCTTCGTATCCAGCGATAATATCTTCGCCAGTGACCAGCTTGATTAACATTATCTCGTACATCATGGCACCGACGAGACGATGCTCTTGCGTGGCTTGGTCACCTTCGCTGTTGCACTCTCATAATCATCAATCAGAGAATCCACCGGATTGACTACCAGAATAACATGCTGCTTCAGCAAAGTCAGAGACTTAGCCGCATCGGTGTACTGCATGTAAGGAATAAACACCAGACGTCCGTCGTTTACTGCGACAAGCATAGGCTCATTCAAAACATAATATTCATCTCTCTCTGTAAGGTCTGAAATAATTTCCTCACCAGCGACAGTTTTAATTACCTTCACATTCATTTCAATTTCCTCTTTAGTCTTGCCAGTTTTTTCTGGCGTTTCATAGCAATCTCTTTCTGTAGGAAAGAGGCTCGGTCAATATACTTAGTTCCGTTCATATGGTCTAGTTCGTGTAGGAAACAACGCGCAGCCATGCCAGTGAACTTCTTTGTTACAACTTGTCCATTCGGTTCGGTGTAGCGAACCTTAATGTGTCGAGGGCGCTTGATTTTAATCGCCAACCCAGGAAAACTCAAACATCCTTCTTCGAGTAAAATTTCCTCGGTCGACACATCAACAACAGAAGGATTAAAACATACGATTGCGGGAACTGCTTCCATAGCAAACGCGCGATAAGGAAGCCCGACTTGGTTGGCCGAAAGACCGATGCCACCATGTGCTCTCATTGAGAACACCAAATCATACGCTAGCTGAATTGGGTCTGTGGGCGGATTATCGAAGTCAAACTTCGGCATCTCCTTACTCAGCAGCGGATGGTTGCAAGGGAGTAGCGGGTGAACTTCTCCCTTGTAAGTGGCAGGGTCTTTCGGGTCATGTGGGACTTCATCAACCCAGATTTTCTCTGCTTCAATCATGAGAAGAATGCCTCTAGTGATACTGGCTTAGAACCAACAGCTTCTGGGTGATACTTCTCAAGCATGTTCCGACCGTCGTCGTCGTTCGTGCTTCTGATAAAGTCATACCATTCTTTAGTTTCCCACATCGAAGGAGAAACACCGTTCCACATCGGACGCCACTCAGGATGGTCTTGGTTCAAACGACGATTCTCTACGAAATCGCGGCGAGCGTTCTCATATTCCCAAGAACCAAGCTCCTTCATGTTCTCACGGAAGTAACAGACGATAGACATGCGCTCGACGCAATCCATGCAGCAGTTGTCATCAGGTGGCAGGATTTCCGTATTTCCATGAATCGCTGAATGGTTGGCGACTAGCAGCTGATCTCCTGGTCGAATGTTTACTGCCACACGGAACTCTGGCAGAACCAGATAGCCGCCGCGATAGTCCTTGCCGTTTGTCACAACACCAAGGTTAGAGTATCCTTCAGCAAGGTCGCCAGCGTCGCGGTGGGCAGCAGTGCGGAAGTTTTTGTTGATGGTGATGGTGGTGAACACCGTATCTTCAGCAACACGGAAACGCTTGTCTAGCTTGTCAGCATAGCTTTTCTGCACATCATAGCGTTGCGGGATTAAATCTTTAAAAAAGTTGTCTAGCTTGCGGAAATATGGATAAGCGAGTTCGAACAGTTCGGGGTGTTTCGAATTATAAGAACAGACACGGCCATACGGAATGCGAGGGTAGCGGTCAAAGAATCCAGCAATACCAGAGTTTACGGTAGTGGCATAGGTGGTGCCAGAAATGCAATCTGCCATTTCTTTCGCTTCTTTGACCCGAATATCTTTCGGCAGAGCAACAACCTTTCGTAGCCAGCCATCGAAGAAACCTTCGTATTCTTCGCCTGGCTGAAGGCGCGTAGTAATCTTGTTGCGAAGCCAAACAAGACCCCGAGTCGATTCAGCTTTGTAGGAAGCCTTCTCGCCAATCAAAGTTTGAACTGGGTCGGAACCATCAAGGGTTGCGTGCGGGTGCATCATAGCATCAAGCACAGCCATCTGCCAGTCAGTTACCCAATCACGACCGCCGCATTGTTCTGTCTTCGGACCAGCAGCCAAACCACGGTTCTGGCTTTCAGTCGCACCCTTAATCAGTCCATCATATGCGCCCTTCTGCTCTTCGGTGGTATAGACATTCTTGCGGAACTTGAACGCAATGTTGTGTTCGCCATTGCCTTCAATAAGCGAGTTGTTAGGCGCATAGAAATCACAATCTTCTTCGATAAGAAGATCGTAGTGCGACTCGTCTAGGAATGTTCCCAGAAGGTGTTCACAATTCAACCACTTTTCTGCAGTGATGACTTTTACTTGGTTTGACATTTCATTTGTCCTCGGTGTTTGTTATTCTTTCATATTCTTTATAGAATAGAAGCATATTGGTCGGATTATCTTTGTGTAAGGGTATCATGGTTAGGAACAACGAAGCAGTCAATCTTTCTAGCAAATCTGAAGATTCACCGAACACATCAAAAAATGCTTTCTCAATTAGCTCATGTCCTTTGTCATAGTAAAACGCCTTACCATCGGAAGTAATCGAATATAGACGCGAGTCAATATAGTCATACTTGCCAACCACCGAATGCATCAACTTAGCCATATCGTAGAACCAATGGCCAGAGAACTCGCCGCGCGGGTCGACTAGCTTCAGTTGTTTGTTATTGAAGTCATAGAACATATTAGCAAAGTGAAGGTCGCCATGATACATCGTGCGAACATTACCAAAACGAGCTTCTAAGTCAGCTTGTAATTGTTCTAAGAACAACGAATCTCTAGTATATTTAGATTTTGTTTCAGGCAAAAGTCGCTGAACTTGCGCTAGTCGTTCATTATTTTTTAAGAAATTAGCTTTCCAGAAACCGGAGTTCTCATCGGATGTATGGTTCTTACACAAATCAACGAATCCACGAACGGAGTTGAATACCTCGACCCAAGTATCGTAGCTCTTGTCAGTAAACAATGCGACATCGCGTAGACTAGGCGCATAAACATAATCCATGGTATATTTAGAATTCTGAGCATCTATACTATGGACGCGAGGATAGTAAACCGAATACTTCTTAGGCAGGTTCTGCATAAAACAAGCCTCAGCCATCAGCTTCGATGCATCAGTTGATTTCTTAGTTACAACTTTTACATTATTACCCAAGTCTTCCACTTCAATAGTATTGAACGCTCGTTCTTTTCTAATTGAACGGTTTGCGATATACTCGGGAAGTGTACCGAAGTCTAATAGAGTTCCTTCCCAAATCGCTGCGTCAAACTTACAATTGTAATTGGATTGCATACGCGCAAAAACATCAGAGAACTGTGTTTCGCCGCTGAACTGCAAATCTTCAAACGCTTTGATATACTCAGCAACATTCTTAATCAAGTAGACACCGCAGGCAGCTGTATTAGTCGGCGGTCTTTCTTGCGGTTTATCGTAGAATTTGATGCCGGCGCTATTCCTGCCTACCATACACCATCTCGCCCAGTCAGGAACAATCAACGTATGTACATAGTTCTTATCTGCGCTAAGGTTGGTGGGAACGCTGGGAATTGCGTCACTCAAGAATACAACCGCTGTTTCAAGACCGCCAAGCCCAGCACACAGCGAAGTGGCTGGACCTTGTACTAGGTCTAGGTCTACACGGAAAAACTTAATTGTCTTATTGATTTCGCCGTTTAGCTCTAGAGCATAACGTATGGCGTCTTCTTGTTCTTGGTTGGAAGTGACTATACGCACCTCTTTACCGAGGTGCATAGTATTCTCGACAATATGTCGGATGATAGGTTTTTCTTGGTAGGGCAAACAGCACTTAGGATACTGCTTTCCCAATTCATTGAATCGAGAACCTGCACCTGCTGCTGGGATTACCACTGCATCAACAAAAGTCATTTGCATTCACCGCTTTATCGTCGACGTAAACGTCTCCGTATGGTTTTCCGAAAATAAGTTGGTCATAAGGAACGCTGTGTTCCTCTAACCAAAATCTAGTTGCATCGCCAACGTCCAACTCGATTGCTGTTAGATTTCCCTTGTGGGTCAACATTCGTCGCGCGCTGTGAATAATGATAGTATGTCCATCAGATTTCAGCTGGCGAAGCTTCTCGATCAATTTTACGTTTGGGTTTGCTAAACTGTACTTACTATATGTATCCAACATTTCGTGGTTGGGAAAGCAGATAGTGTCGTCGAGATCTACGACATATATCACGAGAAGAATTCCTCTAGCGACGCAACTTCACCCTGCAATCCGCGCTTGTAGGCTTCCTGCCAAGCTATCTTTACTTCCCAACGGAACTCGTCTTGATCATCTAGACCAGCTTTCCAAGAAGGATTTTCCTTCTTAACAAGTTCGACCAATCCAGGAAATTCTCTAATTAACGAAAGAATACACTTCTTTTGTAGTTCGTTGGTGCGAACAGTAGAGTTTCCGCCCTTGCGACCATGCGGATGGTTGAACGCATACTTGTAAATGATAGCGTTCTTGTTTCCAGTGGTAAGGAGTTTTAGTATTAGATAGAAGTCTTCGTACAACTTAATCTCTTTGTCTTTCTGATACATACTGTCGAAACGAATGCCTTGCTTGAATAGCTGAGCGACATTCAATCCATAACAACTGTACGAACGACCGATTTCTTTTACATCTTCTAAGACTCGGTTGTTTCCGCCTTGGTCGGAGATACCAACCATAGGATATTGGTCAAGATTAGCATCAACCATTTTGAACATATCATACCAGTCTTGTAGTTCCATATTGACTAGCTTCATGTTCTCGTCGCGCTTCTTGAACGTACAAGAGTCGTCGATGATCATTACCTTGTTCGCACCAGTACCATGGAACTTTTCAATTACCTTCTGGCGGACATCGGCGATACCATCAGTTTGACCCAAGTCAAATACCCTGGCAGTCGGGTTGTTTTGTTTAAGAAGTTCTGCGCGACCTGAATGCGTGACAAGAACCACCCTACTTTGTATTTCGGGTGGCATAGCATTATAACATTTCTGATTGTCTTCGCGCATGAAGGTTGGAATTACTACGATCATCTGTATCTCCATACTATATGGTGTTATAATACCCCGATTCGGTATTTTTGTAAAATAACCTCAAAAATCAATGACTTATGAGATTGATAATCGGTTTCTCAATTCACTTGTGCTCAAGTTATGGCTTCTACGATTATAGTAGATCTCGATGCCATTTTCTATGCAGAATTGCTTTCCTGTAAAATTGTAGCCTTTGTAGTCAGAACCAATGATTCTAACATTGATAGGAAGAATCGCCAACAAATCCATCAAGTCATTTTCGGTAGCATAGACATAGATTTCGTCCACGAACTTACACGCGCGAAGCTGAATGTAGCGTTCCGTGATTGTTTGAACTGGTTTGTTTTTCTCAGGGCGGTCAATAGTTGGGTCCGTTTGTAGCCCGACAATCAACCAGCTACACTGTTCTTTCGCTTCTTCGAGCATAGCTACATGACCTGCATGTAGCAGGTCAAATGCAGAAGCGGTAAATCCTACTGAATGGTCAAAGCCCAATTTGGTTTTCATAACGATATTATATCCTATTTGTTCTAATTAGTAAAATTATACCATTTTGCTAAAATTACCGTGTTTCTCGAACTTAATGATGCTGTGGAACTTATCGTAGAGAGCGTCGCCTTTATGCGAAATGATAAACGTGTTATTGTCTGCAGTCAGATTATTTAGAATCTTCAGGAACTCATCCGTTCCGACTCCGTCGAGAGAACTATCAAACACTTCGTCCATTATCAATAGATTCGTGGTGGCAGAGTTTCGCATCTTAGCAATCGCACGCCACGTAAATAACACAGCCAGATTGATTCGCATCTTCTCGCCTTCAGAGAATGAGTTGTATGAGAACTCATCACGGAATCGTGACTTAATCTTTTCGTTAAACTGTTCGTCTAGTTCAAAGTGAACGAAGAAATCCATAGCAGCAAGATACTTGTTAATCAATTTGTTCATGATAGGAACGTACTGACGAATAATCTTGGTCTTAATACCGCCATCTTTCAACAGAGCAGAAGCAGCAGAAAGAACGCTTGCGCGTTTTGTCAGATGTTCGCGCTTCAGTTCGATTTGTTTTTGCTCTTCCTTCAGAGTTTCTAGGGTTTCTGTGGAAACGAAGTTGGTCTGTTCTTTTTCCAGTTCTTCGTTTTCAGCAAGAATCGCTATGCATTGGTTTTTGTACTGCTTGATTTGGCTTTCGGAAACTCGGATAGTCTCGTAATTCTTCGAGATGTCTTTGCGAACGCCTTTTATCTGAGCAAGGCGTTCGCTCAATTCTGCAGATAACTTGCCGATTTCAGCCAACTCTCCCGCGACTGCAGAAATGGTTGCCTGCTTGTCGTGAATTGTATATTGCTTGAAGTCATGGGCGATGCCCTGCTTACAGGTCGGGCAATTCTCGTTGGTGTGGAAAAAATTGACCTCTTTCTCAAGAGAGAACAGCTTGTCGTTCAAAAGGATGCGGTTGCTTGACAACTCTTCATACTTCTGCATGACTTCCTTTTCGTCAGAGACTTGTAAATCAAGCGCAACCAAATCGTTGTTCAATTCGTCGATGTGTTCTCTGATGGAAGAAACATTCTTGGCGATTTCCTTGACCTTTTGTTTGTTGGCTTTGATTCGTTCGCCCTTATCCTTACGAACTGATGCAAGAAACTTCTCTTCCATCGCAATCTTCTCTGCGCACAAGTCAGCCTGATACTTGACGTCAGAAAGTTCTGCCTTGTTATTGCTGGCTTTTTCCTTGAGAAGATTGTTCATCGAAGTGAATATCTGAATGTCAAGCAAGTCTTCGATGACTTCGCGACGCTGATGCGCGGGAAGCTGCATGAAAGGAACATAGGTCGAAGAACCAAGGACAACAACCTGCGAGAACGAGCGATGGTTCAGCTTCAGAATGTTCTTCTCAAGGAACTCCTGATAGTCTCGGTTGGCTGAGTCCTGATTCATCAGGACGTTGTTCTTGTAGATTTCAAACACGTTGGGCTTGATGCCACGCACGACCTTGTACTTGTCGCGCCCGACGTCGAACTCAATCTCTACGACAGCTTCTTTATTGTTGATGCTGTTGATTAGCTGCGGTTTGTTAATCTTTCGGAATGGCTTGTTGTATAGCGCAAACGAAATAGCGTCGAGGATGGTTGACTTTCCTGCGCCGTTCTGTCCCACAATCAGGGTTGACTTCGATTTGTTTAGTTTGACTTCAGTGAAAGCGTTTCCCGTTGAAAGGAAATTCTTCCATCTTACAGTATGAAAAATTATCATGCTTCGCGCTCCGCGCTTAGTGCTTCTTGGTACAGTTCTGTCAACAATCCATTGAGTTCTGTAGCCATGTTCTGTTCTGTTTCAGGTAGATACTGCGCCACAAACTTTCGCATAATGGTCAGAGTATCTTCTGCTTCGTCAACGATGTCTGCGTCGTCTTCTAGGTCTAGGTTCAGGTGGTCTTCGACAATTTGAAGGTCGAGCACTCCCGCCTTCTCAATCTTGTCAACAACAATATCAAACCAGTATGGGTTGGTCTTGTTTCGAACAATCAGCTTTACGAATGCGCCGTTGAACTCAGAGAAGTCGCGCTCGATAATTTCTTCCATTGTCTTGCCAAGGTCGTCGTATAGAACCTTGTGAAAGATTGAGAACGGGTTCTGAATGAATGTCAGTTCGCGTGTCTCCGTATCAAACACATGGAAACCTCGCGGGTCGTTGTAATCAGACCATGTCATCTCATACGGTGCGCCAAGGTAGTTGATGTTGCCCTTGGTTGATTTGTGGTGAAAGTGTCCGGACATGACAACATCGAACTTACTAAACAGCTTCGCGTCAAAACCATGATCGTTGCCGACTACTCCCTTGTACATCTCAAATCCAGCAAGCTCGAGATGCCCGATTAAAATCTGGGCTGGGGTAGAATTGATGAAGTCGATACTCTGCGCATAATTGCCAGAACAGATCCACGGAAAAAAAGCGACGTCAACTCCATCAAACTGCATGGTCTGTGCTTCTGATACAACGCGCATGTTTTCATAATCTGAAAACAACAGTTCCATCGTATTTACTTCATTAGTGTTTTTGTAATACGCAGTATGATTTCCGATAATGGTATAGAGTTCAACTCCGCGGTCGCGAAGCCGATCAAACCACATATCCTTAGCAGCCTTCAGGGAATGAAAGTTGATGTATTTGCGACGATCAAAAGTGTCCCCGCCGTCCCACACCACCTTGATGTTGTTTGCGTCTATATACGGAAGAACTACCTTGTCATAAAACTTTGCTTGGTAGTCGTAAAATGCAACACTATCGTTACGAGCGCCGAAAGTGCTGATCGGTGATGATTGCAATTTTCATCCCTGCCTCCTTAGTACCTAGTAGGTATGTTGGTGAATTCAATTTTCTGAATTGATCAGAATCATTCTAAATCAGAATCTACTGATTCTGATTCTTGTAATATGGTGTCGACGGTTTTCTTGCCGCGAGAAGTTCTTGCGGTTTTCTTCTCCGCCATCTTGGCTTCGAAGTTCCTAACAAAGTCGTCGATGTAGTCGGTATTTTCTACTGTGGGAATATCAAATTCTTCGGTTGTGTTGAACTCATCTAAATGAGTCATCTCTCCGCTTATAATTTGATTATTATACACTCTGTGCTTAACGTAAACTTGTTTCTTTTCTTTCTGGATTCTTCGAAGAAAAGCATAGTAGATGATTTGAGTGAAATATGAGAACGGGTTGTTTGATTTGTCTGTGTCAAAGTTGTCAAAGTACCTTACACAGTTTTCAAGACCGTCCGCTATCATTTCATCGCGATAGGTATAGTTGATGAAATTCGGTCTATATGAAAGTTTGTTGGCTATCTTATACAAGCATTCTGCCACATAGGTAGGAATCTTAGGTTTGGCCAATCCTTGTTCTTTAGCATCAAGGCACAACTGTTTATAGTCTTTCATAGCTTGAAAGAAGTCGGCGTTGCTTACATAGTGATTAGATTTTGGTGCAGCAGGCGTTTTTTGAGTAGAAATCATTTACGTTCCTCGAACTTTTGACTATTATACTATGTCAATCTCAATTAGTAAAAAAAGCAGATATGACTGCTTGTTGTTTATTTTACTAATTAGTCACTACTCAGTATAATATTAGGTGTACTCCCGTAACTATACTAGTGCACCGAACTACCAGAACCTTTAACTTCTAGTGTTAGACCATCTTCCTCTATATCCAACTCATCGGATTTTATTCCAAGTATATCGTTCTCTAGGACCTCGTCATATATTTTGCTAAACTTCTCAACAAAGTTTTTATAATAGTCAATAACTTTAATGTTGGGTTTACTAATAGCAATAATGGTTTGTTTTCTAATTGCCACAAGGTTGTTCATACTGAACGGCATCATTTTTGTGGTCGAGACGCTGGTAGTTCCGAGAGAGTTTGGTTGTAAACGAATGGTTATCGGATACTGTATAATAACATCGTCTTCGGTTTCTTCAATCAGCCTTCCGATTAAAAAATTGTCAGAATCACTAATTTTGATTAACAGAAACATTTCTTTCATAAGTTCACCGGATATATTTTATATTGGAATTGTTCGTCTGAGTATATTTTTATTCTCTCGGCGAAATGGTTGGTCGTGTGGTTAGTCCACGACTTTGTTCTCAAATCATCAGCAATGTCATATAGCACTGCTTCAGTTTTATTTTCGCCCCGACGAAGTCCGCGACCAATTGACTGCAATGTTCTGATCATAGATTTCGTCGGCGAAGAGAACACTATATTATGTAGGTTTCGGATATTGACGCCCGTGCTCATGGTGCCATACGAAGCTATAATTATAGAGTCTGTTTCTTGCTCTACTATTTTACGGACTTGTTCGCGGTCTTCAGCGTCTACGCCGCCGTGCACAAAGAATATTTTTCTGCTGTCTGAAACTTTTTTCTTCATTCTATTGTAGAGTTCTTTGCCGTGTTTATCCACGTATTGGAACAGTACCAGCGTATTACCGTCTAGAGTTGTTGCCAGATTAACGATAAACCGATTTCTGCCTTCGTGGCGCACAAGATAATCCATTTCTTCTGGATATGTCTTGCGCGCCATCATTTTCTTTTCTTCCTCGCTGTGTTTCAATACAAGGCATTTTATTTTAAACGCAGAAAGGTGATTATCCTCAATGAGTTTTGCGGTGGTAGTGACCTTTTTCACTGCTCCGAACAGACCCTCTAAAACCAATTTATGAGTTTGGGTGCCGTCTAATGTACCAGTGAAACCGAATCGATATTTGCACTGGTTTAATTTTTCCATGATAGAAGCCAGGGATTTAGCTTTGAACAAATGAGCTTCGTCGCCGATAACCACATCGAACTTGTCAAACCAGTTTTTTGGTAGCTTGTAGATGGATTGCCACGTGGTCACCACTATCTCGCAGTCTGTTTCTTTTTCTTTTCCTGACATAATAATGTGTATGTCTTTTTCATCTCCGCCGTATCCCACGAAGTCAGATTGCATCTGATACACGAGCGAAGTTGTAGGCACGATTATTAGCTTGCGTTTGTTTTCATACCACCTGCTGACCATATAGATTATCAGCGATTTTCCAGAAGCAGTCGGAGAAAGAAGCATAGCTCTTTCGTTGTTAATTGCGTGCGCGAACGCATCAAACTGATATTGTCTGGGATTGAATGGCAAGTTCAGACTACGCACGAACGCATCAAAATCTTCTTCTTTTGCCGATAATACTATTTTTAAAGAATCGTCGATGAATAGTTCGTAGTCTCGTTCTTCTGCGAATTTGACGATGTATGGGATAAGTCCCCTGTATATCGTTCTGGTCGTCAAATTAGCGAGACGTATTTTCCCGTCCCAGATCTTGTTCCTGACAGCTGGCATAAATTGCGCACCAGGAACAGTAAATGTGAAATGGTCGCTCAGCTCCTGCGCCAGCCAGGCTTCACATTTGAATCTGACGAAACATTCGTCGACGGGTTCGATTGTCAATGTACTCATTACATACCTGTTTTAAACTTCTCGTAGTCAATAGCAGCTTTTATATTAAAGCCTCTGCCATTCAGTGACTTGATGATGGACTCCAACACATCAACCTTTTCTTGTTGAAGCGCGATTCTTAGATTGCTTTTGATGATGTCTTTATCAGAGTCAATGTGCATCGGAAGTTCCGACTTCATAATTTTAAGATAGTTGGGTTCCCAACCAAGTTCTTTCAGCCTTCCCGGTTCCATAATTCCATTGAACCATTCAGACTTGTCTTTATATAGTTGCTTGTGTTCTGACTCCATCTTCTTGAGCAGTAGTCGCTCGTTAGAAAACAGACGATAGTATTTGTAGTGCATTTTGGATATTTTCAGAGCTTCTTTGCCTAGCTCTGTTCTATCAATGTCACTGTCCACAGACCACATTTCAAAAATTTCTTCAAGTTTCATAATAACTCCTCTAATACTATAATTTATAACTCAAAAATTTGAGGTCACAGGCGATTCATCGTCATCATCTCGTATCGGAACCCCACCGTAGCTTCTAAGTATTCTACGTCTGCTGATTGAGTTGTGAAATCCAGCGAAGATATGTTATAAGGGAACACATTCCTGAATCCAAACTCAACATTAGGATTCATCGCTGAAGTTAGCACAGTCAGAGTTGCATCTGAATAGACACCTTCGCCGGCTGGTTTTCTTTTGATATTAGCATATTGATCATAATTCTCAGGGAATCCCAGACCGATTATCCAATCGAAGATTTCCTTATAATTCTTCATGTCTTCGTCTATCTTGAAAGTAACCTGCAGGTCACCAAACTGAATTTTGTCGCCTGGCAACGGTAACTTTACAAACGGATTCGGTGTTTCTACAACCCCGATGCTTATGTCAGGAAGGTTGACTCGCGTAACAAAAAAGTTCGTCACCGGCAGCTTCTTGATTTTAAAATCAAAGCCCAGCGGCGACAAAAAGTTTTTATTTGTAGGTTCGTTTATGACGCTCATGGTTGGTTCCTCGAGATATACACTATTTAGCCTTTCTCTGTAGCGTTTCTTTCATCGCTTCATAGCGGTGCTCTTTGCAGTAGGATGCTCTACGGGAAGGAGTTTCTGCTCCGCATTTTAGACAGTGTACAATTTTCTTTGGTCTATATCCAACTGGGTTGGACTTCTTCCTTCCTTCGGCGTATGCCCGCTTCAGGCTTTCAGAACGCTTTTTGTTGGACTCTTCTGAGAATGTCTGTTTGGCGCGCGCAACTTTCAGTGCCTGTTTGTGTTCCTCGGTGAACTTCTTTCCCTTCTTGGCAGCAGAAATTTTTGCGCCTCTTCCTGGCTCAGCCGGGAGGGATTTACCACGGCGGGCATCGGCTGACTTCTGCGCGATAGTTCTGGCGTCTGGTGTGGCAGACCAGTGAAAGGTGGAACCTACGCACAGATTGTAGTATTTGGTTTTAATCTCGGTTGGCTTTATTCTGTTGATGAACTCAGCCTCAATCAATAGCATAGTTTTCCTACAATCACACACGCGCTTCAAGATTCTTCTTTTGAAGTCCTGTGGTCGGATTTTATATGCTTGTTTCATCCACTTGGAAGAACAGATATATCCGTCGTCTTCTCTTCCCCAGTGCGAACCGATGTAAAACCTTTTATGCTTCTTATCATACCAAAGATAGACAAACCCATACTTTTCCATAATATTCTCCTGTAAAAAAATAGACCCGAGTTTCCTCAGGTCTATTTAGTACCTCAATTACTTGAAGTATACCCACTCACATCAGATTGTCGACCAGCAGACGGCGGTAGTAGACGTTCGAGTCAACGACCAGCGAACCGTCAGAAGCTGTAGCACCACGCGAGAACGGGTTAGCTACGATGCCGTAACGGGTCTTGAAGCCAATCTTAGGCTGGAAGGTATCTTCTCCAACCGCACGAACCATCTGTAGAGGAACGTATGGGCAGTAGAACAGACCAGCGTCAAACGCCGATGCGCCCTTATAACCCATGGTCAGATAGTTGCCAGTGGTGTACGGATCGATGTAAACCTTCACGCGACCATTCAGAACGCCAGCAAAGGTAGCGCCTGTATCATCAACCTGCAGGTTGTTGCTGTTTAGAGCAGGAGTGTAGTCCAGCACGCCAGCCATCTGAAGAGCCGATGCTACGTCTGACGAGCAGATTAGCATGTTGCCCTTGCCACGACGGGTACGCTTAGCAATTGCGTTAGCTTCGCGCTCGATCTGGAACATCAGACCCTTGAACTTCTCAACCGACCAACGACCGTTAGCGTCGACGTCCAGGTTGAAACGACCAGCGGTTGTTACGCCGTCAGCAGTTGTACCGTCAGTGATCTTGGTGCCACCGATTGTAGCAGTGACGTTGATGGTACGGATAACTTCGCGGTTGATTTCAGCAAGGATTTCAGCCGACAGGATGTTAGCCAGCTCAGTCTCAGCATCAAGACCATGGATAGCCTTCAGGTCCTGCGCCAGTTCCATCGAGTACTCAGCCTTCAGGGCGCGGCTCTTAGCGACGACCGAAACCTTGTCAATGCTGAATGCCATCTCGGCGAACTGGTGAGTAGCGTTACCACCCAGAGACTCAGCCAGAGCTGTGCTCATTGCGCCGCCGAAGTTGTACTTCTCGCCTGTTGGGTTAGTGTTGACGCCTGGAACGGTACCAACCTGTTCCTGACCGATTGTGTTAGCGCCAGTCAGACCCTTAGAAGCGAACTCGGTGTTAGCTTCGTCGTAGAAGGCTTCTGTGCCCTGCTGGTTCGAGTAGTGCGAACGCATTGCGAAGATCAAGCCGGTTGGGCCAGTCATCGGCTGCACGCCGCAGATATCGTACGCAACTAGGTTTGGCATCGCACGACGGACCAGCGAAATTAGAACTGGATCGTATGTGTCGATTTCGCTAGGCGAATAAGCATTCATCGAGTTGCTTGGTGCTGTCTCAAGCAGCGAACGTGGCGAGAAACCACCGTTTTCGCGCAGAGCCTTCTCAGTGTTTTCTAGAAGGGTAGCAGTTACGGAACGGCGATGGCTGTCCTTGATAGGATTCAACTCGGCGTGCTCGAGAACTGGTGCCCACTTGGTTTGGATTTCTTCGTTAAGATACATCTTTTTTCTCCTGTCCTTTGAAATAGGAAATGGTATAGTTATTTAGTATTATCGATTCTTGACGGTACGAGAGATAGCAGCAACATACTTGTTGATCATTGGATCAGCATTAGTTTTGTTGGTTGCTTCTTCCTGCACCACTTCGACTTCTTCGGCGAGTTGTTGCATTGCCTGTGGTTCTCTCTTAACATTCAAATAAGACTCTTTGATTACGTTAAGTTTTTCAACATACTCTTCGATGCTGTTAGCGTCGATAGACTCAGCCAACTGAGCTAGCTTGTCTTTCTGAGTGTCAGCCAGACCTTCTGCTACTTCAGCAAAAGCTAGTTCTGACTGAAACTTACCGACAGATTCCTGTAGCTTCATGTTAGCATTGATTTGCTCGTTTAGCTGTTCTTCAAGAGCAGCAACACGCGCGTCTAGCGACTCTACAACATCAACCTTGTCTTCTGGGATCTCGACATAATGCTCAACAAAAACATTGCGCATGCCGGCTAGGAAGCTTTCCATGACTTCAGTACGAAGTCCTGATTCGATAGCTAGTTTATTATCTTCAACCCATTGCTCAACAACATAATTCAAATAGCTGTTGACCTTCTCGGTTACTTCGTCCGCAACAGCTTCGACAGACTCGGCCAGCTTGGCTTCGTACTGTTCGTCCAACTGCGCTTTATACTCGATTGTACGAGCGGTTACGGCTGCTTCAAAGATAGTGGTCGCCTTAGCTTTAAAATCTTCTGAAAGATCAGCACCAGCAAAAACCAGATCCATATCTTCGCCAATTCCGCCTGGGTTGTTCAACTTAGGCATTGGGTCTTGGCTCTGTGAACCTGGTTTTAGTGTACCTTGATTTGCCATCCCAGCATGGAACTGTGCCAACTTCTTGACTGGCATGTCGTATGCTGCTTTGACGATATCGGCAATAATGCCTGATTTGCTTAGAACAGGAGTAGCCTTTTCGCCATCCTTTTTGTCAGCTGGTCGCGCATTATCTTTGGTTGCGACTGGACCAGGAACGCTGGCGTCTACGCCGAACGATGCCTGGAACTCTAGAAGATCGTCGCCTTCCAAGATTTCGTTTTCGTTGTTACTCATCTGTAATCTCCTGAGTGGATTGCTTTAGTTTATTATTTATAAATCAAATATTTTTAAGGAAGTCGTTCCAAACTGACAAAACGGTTTCCTCTAGCTTTTTCTTGTTTGCGGAAGAAGCAGCTTTATTTACTTGCCTTTGATAATTCTCTAGCTGTTGGGCTTTGAGAAGTCCGTTGTCCCAAACCCATTCGACTCCTTCCATGATTCCGTTAACGAAAGCATCTGGAGCCGACGGGTCGTGCACGATGTCTGCGGCAGTAGCAAGATAGAAATCGTCTTGTACTTCATTAATACCATTGCGAGGCTTTAACGATCCCATGCCGCGTGACGATACACCTAGCTGAACGCCGTCTTCGATAAGACCACGAGCGATTTGACCAGCAGGAGTGTTTAGGATTTTTGCTTTACCGATATAATTGTTTCCTTCTTTTCGAAGTTCGACAATTTTATGAGAGATACGATCTAGATTAATGGTCGGTCCTTGCGGATGGCCCAATTCTCCGACTGCACGCCCCTTAGCCACGGCTTCTTTGATGTAACGATTAACTTCTCGTTCCATTATGTGACCAGGATACTTGCGACCGTTGCGATTTACTACTTCGGCTTGCAAGAAAGGGCCAGAAATGTACAGACTTTTCGCGCCACTTTCGTTAGCTTCGGTGATAATTTGTACTTCTTCTACTTCTTCTCTAATTAGTTTCATGGTCATTTCCTTATGTTAGAGTTGAAGTTTTTTTAATTTCGACTAGCGCAGTACCGCCAGCAGCAACAGCAATCACGATATTAGCAGTGGCAAGTTCGCTGTGTGCGATACCCAGTACATCTAGATTCCACTCGCCGTTGCCAGTCAAAGTAAACAAAGTATTAGAACCGCGAGAAACTGTAGTATTTCCAGACCAGATAATTTTACTGATCGACATTGTAACGACAGTCTCGGAGACGGCTGCATTCGCTGTTGATAGTTGTATGGTTTCCGTTTCACCAGAACCAACACGCGCTACCAGCTTTCCTCTTACTTGATTGATGTAAATTGACATGATAGTTCCTTACAGCAGATGTGTATTTTTTAGACCAGCTTTACGCAAATGGTCTTTAACGAGTGGGCGAACATCGGTTTCTGGTTTGTCTTTGGCGATGTCTGAGATGTTATCAAACATCGGAGCGTGGTCGACGTGTTTAGAAAGATGCTTGACGGCATCTTTCGCTTTCATTGGTTCGCGCATGAGCTTCTTCAGATTGCCAAACGCCTTTGCGTGGCGTGTTGGGTTGCTTGAACCCAACTCTCCGCCGACTTGTATCTTTTTGTGTTCGTCTGGGCGTCCAGGGAATCCAGCGCGACCTTTTTTGTTTTTATGCGTGACGAGGTTCTCGCCAGTTTTGCGCATAAGAAAAGCAGCTTCGGTCATGAATTCCGCAAACGATTTCATAGCTTTACGTTTCCACCCTGTGCGTCAACATAATTCATTTTATCTTCGCCTGGTTCGAGGCTTGCTTTTTTAGTCATATCTTTGCCGTGTGTGGCACGAAACTGAGCATCAGTTGCAACTGGATGTTTCGTTGTTTTGACCTGATGAAGAATTCTGGCAAGCATATCGGCGTTATTTTTGGGATGATCAACTTCGTCAATCTGTTCGACTTCTTCTTTCTTCATTTTGCGAAGTTTAGCGAAGTCTTTCGCATCAATTTTGTTATCGTCGACTACATCGAGTTTTTGTTGATTCGGATGAAGAGTTTCTTTCATTTCTTGTTCGTCTTCGTCTTCCTCATCTTCGTCTTCGTCTTCTTCGTCTTCTACGTCGTCCATATTATCTTCTTTGGATTCACCAAAGAGCGAAGCGCCAACTTCTGGACGCAGAGCTTCGATTGCAAGATACGCGCGAGCCTGAAGCTGCTCTGAAGCAAGTTCTTGGAACCTGACAGCGTCGCCTTCGACTGCGGCATAGATTAGTTCTTTAATGTCTTTCATTGTTATTCCTTAAAGATAGTTTGTAAGGTATTTATAATGCGATTACTGCGGTGGCTCTTGTGATTCTTGTTCAGCTGGCTGACCATCTTCGATTGCTGGCTGGCCAGCGCCAATCGACATATTATATTTCTGAAGCTCCATATTAGCTTTCTGGTCTTCTGCTATTTGTTCGTCGTTTTCTTTCATATCTTCTTCTGTCTGACGAAGAATATTAGAACGAACATAATGATGCGAATAATATTTACCGACATATGGTTCAGCAGCCTGCGCCAACGATAGTCGATTAGTCATCATTTCGGCTTCTTTCAATTCTGTGAAGTAGCTGTCGCGCATGAAGTCAAATCGAATTTTGCTGAATATATCAACAGCTTCTTCTTGACTGATAATGCCCTTTAGCACTAGCTGTTTTTTCAATGCCTCTTTAAACAATGCAGAGAATCGTAGGCGAAGTCTGTCGATAAACTTACCAAACTTCAGTTCATCTCGTGTAATTTCTGCTGCTCTTCCTATATTAAAACCGCCTTCGCTTTCTAGGCGAGAAACAGGTACGCCGAGAGACTTATACAGCCTTTTCTGGAAGTACAGAACGTCGTCCATTTCGCCGAGATTCTGGCCACCAGGCAACGTTGTGATTTCTGTACCCTTACCACCTTCGCGGCGCGGCAGCCAGAAATCTTCCAGCATCGTCATAAACTTACGATCGTCTCTAATGTCACCAGTGGTAGCATCGTACACTAGTCGATTCTTGTGTTTGACCATCATGTCTCGCAGATATTGTTCTGCTTTAATCTTAGGAAGGTTGCCGACGTCGATATAGAAAATACGACGTTCTGGTGCGCGCGCAATACGATAGATTACGGTTGCATCTTCCAGTGTTCTTAGTTGGTTCAGAGGTTTGATGGCTTTATGCAAATACGAAAGAACCATCTGGTTAGAAGCATCCATTAGACCAGAAGTAATGTGGATTATAGAGTCAGGAGCAATTCTCATACCAGTTGATCCAGCAGCTGAAGGCTGATAACTGGTGGTGCTCACACCGGCTCTTGTACCACCACTAAAACCTTTTTCAGAATACATGAAGTATTCTTGCTTAGTCTCTAGCGAAATCGCCTGCTGGCCAGCAGCAGAAACCTTTGCATTTTTTCTTACTACCTTGACTTCACGAATTTTTCTAATTTTTCGCGGATCAATGTATCTAATCTGTTGAATTCCAGCTCGTGGGTTTTGCTCGTCGATGATGGCATGGTAATACATTCTACCATCAATGTACCAACGCTTGACGATGTCGTAGCCAGAATTATTAAAATCTAGCATCTGTAAAATATTTTCAAACTCTTCGCGGATTTTATCCTTGACCTTGGCGCCATAATCTAGATTTTCTAGAACGATATCTACCAACTTATAATCCGAGTCGTAGTTTACAAAATCGTTGACCACGTCGTCGATAGCAGCCTCTACCTCTGGCTGCAGCGACATCTCACGATACTTCGCCACTAGGTCTGATTCGGTTCGCGCCGAACCTTCGAGGTCCAGGTATGTGCCGAAAACGCCGCCTTCGGCTACAACTACTGCTCCATCGTCTTTTATCTCTGGAGAGAATGTTGCCAACCTGTCGGGCTGCGCTTTTTCTATTTCTTCTTTCTTTTTGACTATCTCAAAGCCAAACAATTCCATATTAAATATCCTTTGCTTACTTAAAAGAGGGGCACTACACTTATATGTAGTGCCCCTGATTTAATCTTTACTGAATGA